GGCCCCGATCTCGGAGATCGGCATTGCCGGGTTCAACGCCTGCAAGGCGCTGTCCACCAAGCGCGCGGATGATCCGACCAAGGCCAGCCGCCCCTATGACGCCGACCGCGACGGGTTCGTGATGGGCGAAGGCGCGGGCGTGGTGGTTCTGGAGGAATACGAACACGCCAAGGCGCGCGGGGCCAAGATCTACGCCGAAGTGCTGGGCTATGGGTTGTCGGGCGATGCCTATCACATCACCGCACCTTCCGAGGATGGTGATGGCGGGTTCCGGTCGATGCAGGCCGCGCTGAAGCGGGCAGGGGTGACGCCTGCGGATGTGGATTACATCAACGCGCATGGCACCTCGACGATGGCCGATACCATCGAACTGGGCGCGGTTGAGCGGTTGATGGGGGATGCGGCAGCCTCGGCCACGATGTCTTCGACGAAATCGTCGATCGGGCATTTGCTGGGGGCTGCGGGCGCTGTCGAGGCGATCTTCTGCGTGCTGGCGATCCGCGATCAGGTGGCACCGCCGACGATCAACCTTGATAATCCGGCGGTGACGCCGAAGCTGGATCTGGCCCCGAACAAGGCCGTGAAGCGCAAGATCGACATCGCGCTGTCGAACTCGTTCGGGTTCGGTGGCACCAATGCCAGCCTTGTGCTGGGCAAGGTACGCGGCTGATGTGGAAAGCGGTCGCCTCGAACGCGCTGACACTGTTCATCGTGGTTTTGGTGGTTGTATCGGGCCTGCTGGCCTGGGGGCGGCAGGTTTACACCGGGCCGGGACCGCTGGCCGAGGCGATCTGCTTTCGGGTGGAAAAGGGCGCAAGCCTGAGTCAGGTGAGCCGCGCGCTTGAGGAACAGGGCGCGGTTTCGGATGCGCGCATTTTCCGTATCGGCGCGGATTATTCCGACAAAGGCACCGGATTGAAGTTCGGCAGCTATCTGTTGCCGCCAAAGGCTTCGATGGGTGAGGTTCTGGCCGTGGTCACGGCGGGCGGGCAATCGACCTGCGGGCGCGAGGTGAACTTCCGCATCGGCATTGCGGGGGCGGATGTGATCCTGCGCGAGCTTGATCCGGCCACAAACCGCTATGTCGAGGTCGTCAAGTTCGATCTGGCGACCGAGGCTGCGCCTGCAGCCTATGTCGATGTCGCCCAAGCGCCCGATATGCGCTGGCGGGTGACTTTGGCCGAGGGTGTGACAAGCTGGATGGTGGTGGATGCCCTGAAGCGCGCCGATTTCCTTGACGGTGCGCTGGAAACGGTGCCGCCCGAAGGCACGCTGTCACCCGACAGCTATGAGGTCGAAAAAGGCAGTGATCGCGGGGCTTTGCTGACCGAGATGACGGCACGGCAGTCGGCGGTTTTGGCCGAGCTTTGGGCCGGTCGGGCCGAGGGTCTGCCCTATGAGACGCCCGAAGAAGCGCTGATCATGGCCTCGATTGTCGAAAAGGAAACCGGCATCCCCGAAGAGCGCAAGCAGGTGGCCAGCGTGTTCATCAACCGTTTGCGGAACAGCATGCGGCTGCAAACCGACCCTACGGTGATTTACGGGCTGACCAAGGGCGAGGGCATTCTGGGCCGCGGCCTGCGCCAAAGCGAGCTGAAGCGCGAAACGCCGTGGAACACCTATGTGATTGACGGGTTGCCGCCGACGCCCATCGCCAATCCGGGGCGTCTGAGCATCGAGGCTGCGCTGAACCCCGACACCACGGCCTATCTCTATTTCGTGGCGGATGGATCAGGCGGCCACGCCTTTGCCGAGACTTTGGCCCAGCACAACGAGAACGTCGTGAAGTGGCGCGAGATCGAAGCGCAACAGGGTCAGGACGCGGTGACGGGTGTGCAAAGCGAGTAAAGGTTACCGCAAGGTTAAGGCGGCGTTCCGCTAACCTATTGGTAATATTTGACTTTGCGGACGGTCTGGCCTATTGGTTTTGACATGCTGGAAGAAGTGGGCAAGCGGCGCAGGGCAACCTGACGCCGCTTTTTCATTTCTCTCGTGCGGGGGCGGCATGAGGGGTGGGTCAAGCAGGCATGACGATAACGTTCTCTATCGGAGATATTCCGCCAGTCGATCTGCTGGCGGAAACACACCAACTTTATACCCAGACAGCCGAAGAACTGGTCCTTGCGGTCAATGCGATCAAGGCGGGGCGGTTCGAAGAGGTCAAGGCGGCACAGGCTTCGGTGCGCGACCTGAAGGCTGCATTCTTTCTGGTCATGGATGAAAGGGCGAAACTTGATAAACTCCGCAAACAGGTTGCCGGGACTGTCGGACCCGGCCAGCTTGACCTCCACGCCGCGCGCGATGAAATCGGGCGCAGACTGGCTCGCTTGCGCCACGCAAACGGAGGTTGATGACTTCCTGGGCGGGCTTTCGGAAAATGCGTTGGCGGCGCTGCCGTGGATGTTCGAATTCTGGGCGCTGGCGCATCAACTGCCGCCCGAAGGCGCGTGGAAAACCTGGGTCATCATGGGCGGGCGCGGGGCGGGCAAGACCCGCGCCGGTTCCGAATGGGTGCGGGCCGAGGTTGAGGGCGCGGGACCAGCCGACGCGGGCCGCTCGCGGCGGGTGGCCCTGGTGGGTGAGACGATTGATCAGGTGCGCGAGGTGATGATCTTTGGCGACAGCGGAATTCTGGCCTGCTCTCCACCCGATCGCCGCCCCGCTTGGGAGGCCACGCGCAAGCGGTTGGTCTGGCCGAATGGCGCGATTGCACAGGTGTTTTCGGCGCATGATCCGGCCTCTTTGCGCGGTCCGCAGTTCGATGCGGCTTGGGTGGATGAATTGGCGAAATGGCCCAAGGCGGAAGAAACCTGGGACATGCTGCAATTCGCGCTGCGGCTGGGCGAAAACCCGCGTCAGGTGGTGACGACCACGCCGCAGAATGTGGGGGTGCTGAAGACGATCCTGAAAAACCCCTCCACCGTGATGACCCATGCGCCCACGGATGCGAACCGCGCCTATCTGGCGGCCTCATTCCTTGCCGAGGTGAAGGCGCGCTATGCCGGAACGCGGCAGGGGATGCAGGAGCTAGAGGGCTTGCTGGTTGAAGATGTGCAGGGGGCCTTGTGGAGCACGGCGCAGCTTGAGGCGGGGCGGCTGGAGGTGGCGCCGGTCTGCAAGCGGATCGTGGTGGCGGTGGACCCGCCGGTGACGGGGCATGGCAAATCGGATGAATGCGGCATCGTGGTGGTGGGGGCGATCACCGACGGGCCGCCGCAGAATTGGCGCGCGGTGGTGTTGGAGGATGCCACGGTGACAGGGGCTTCACCGCAGCAATGGGCGCAGGCGGCGATTGCCGCGATGGAGCGGCACAAGGCCGACCGGCTGGTGGCCGAGGTCAATCAGGGCGGTGATCTGGTCGAAGGTGTGATCCGGCAGATTGATCCTTTGGTGCCGTTCCGTGCGGTGCGGGCAAGCCGTGCCAAGGCCGTGCGCGCCGAACCTGTGGCTGCGCTTTATGAGCAGGGGCGGGTGGCGCATTTGCGGCATCTGGGGGCGCTGGAAAGCCAGATGTGCCAGATGACGGCGCAGGGCTATCTGGGCAAGGGCAGCCCTGACCGCGTGGATGCGCTGGTCTGGGCGCTGACCGATCTGATTGTGGAGCCTTCGGAAAGCTGGCGCGCGCCGCAGGTTCGAACGCTCTAGCCCGTTGCGCCGCGCAGGATTCACCGTGCGGTGATCCAGCGGTTCTTAAACACTTCTTCAGTAGAAAGGCTTCCAGACGAGCGGCACCCCTACGGGTGACGGCACGGGGCAGCGGACGAACAAGGAGCTTTCCGACATGGTTTTCGATTTCCTGAAACGCACGCCGGTGGTGGATATCCCCGAAAAGAAGGCCGCCGCCGCGCTGCCTTTGGTGTTGCAGGACCACGAACGCCGCTATGACCAGCACCCGGTTCTGGACCTGATCCGGCGCCCAAACGGCGCGCAGGGGCGGGCGGAACTGTTCGAGGCGCTTTATGGCCATCTGCTGCTGTCGGGCAATGCCTATATCGAGGCGGTGCCGGGCCTGGGCAAACTTCCAGGGGAATTGCATGTGCTGCGGTCGGACCGGATGTCTTTGGTTCCTGGCGCGGATGGCTGGCCGGTGGCCTATGACTATGCGGTGGGCGGGCGGACACATCGCTTTGCGATGACGGCCGAGGCCCAGCCGATCTGTCATATCAAGACCTTCCATCCGGCGGACGACCATTATGGATTTTCGCCCCTGCAGGCGGCGGCGGTGGCGATTGACGTGCATACATCGGCCTCAGCCTGGTCCAAGGCGCTGCTGGACAATGCAGCGCGGCCTTCGGGGGCGATTGTTTACAAAGGCTCGGACGGGCAGGCACAGCTTTCCAGCGATCAGTATGAACGGCTGGTTTCCGAGATGGAGACGCATCATCAGGGCGCACGCAATGCGGGGCGGCCTATGCTGCTGGAAGGCGGGCTGGACTGGAAACCGATGGGGTTCAGCCCCTCGGACATGGAGTTTCAAAAGACCAAAGAGGCGGCGGGGCGGGAAATTGCCATCGCGTTCGGGGTGCCGCCGATGCTGATGGGGATCACCGGCGATGCGACCTATGCCAATTATCAGGAAGCCAACCGTGCGTTTTACCGGCTGACCGTGCTGCCCTTGGTGGCGCGGGTGACGGCTGGGATTTCGCACTGGCTGTCAGGGTTTAGCGGTGAGGCGGTGGAATTGCGCCCCGATCTGGACCAGATCCCGGCGTTGGCGGTGGAACGCGATCAGCAATGGGCGCGGGTGGGGGCTGCCGAGTTCCTGACGCCTGCGGAAAAGCGCATGCTGCTGGGCCTGCCGCGACTGGCGGAGGATGAATGACCCCGCCGCGGAAATCGTCTGACGGCTCGCGCTTTCTATATGACAGTTTCGATGCGGCAGCGGCCCGGATCGAGGCGAATGAGCGTGTGGCCCTGGAGCGTTGGGCGGCGCTGGATTACCGGCTGGGCCAGATTGATGCCGTGCTGGAGCGGCTGGAAAAACGCATCTGGGTCGGCGTTTACGGGGTGGCGGCGTTTCTGCTGGCGCAGATGGCCGAAGCTTTGATGCAAGCGGCAATGAGGTGAGCGATGGACTGGAAAATGCAAGGCGCGCCGGAGCGGAAATACCACCAGCCCGAATCCGGTCTGACGGTGACGGATGGGCGTGTGGTGGCGGGCTATGCCAGCCTGTTCGGCAAACGCGATCAGGGCGGTGACGTGGTGCAGAAGGGCGCCTATGCCGCCAGTCTGGCGCGGCTGGCAGGGGCGGGGCGCGCGGTGAAAATGCTGTGGCAGCACGATCCCGCGCAACCCATCGGGGTCTGGGACGAGGTGCGCGAGGATGCGGTGGGCCTTTGGGTCAAGGGCCGCATCCTGACCGAGGTGGAAAAGGGCCGCGAGGCAGCGGCCTTGCTGGCGGCGGGGGCGATTGACGGGCTGTCGATCGGCTACCGCACCGTCAAGGCGGAACGTGACGGCAAGGGCCAGCGGCTTTTGTCGGAGCTGGAGCTTTGGGAGGTGTCGCTTGTCACCTTCCCGATGCTTCCCGAAGCGCGGGTTTCGGCCAAGGGGGATGCCCCCGAGGCCGAGTTCTGGCGCAGCATGGCGCAGGTCTTTGACGACGCGCGCCGTTCGTTGGCCGCGCGCAGCTAAGCGGCCTTTCACGACCAAACCAAAGGAAACCAAGATGACCGAGACTAAGGCTCGGGCCGAGGGGGCTTTGCCCGTGGCCCAGATTCTGGCCGCAAATCCGGGTGCGGAAGTGAAATCCGCGATGTCAGGATTTATGAATGCCTTCAGTGGCTTTCAGGACGAAGTGAAGAAATCACTGCAACAACAGGAAGAGCGACTGACCATGCTGGATCGCAAACAGATGACCTATTCCCGCCCGGCACTTTCGGCCCATGCCGAGATGGATGTGCCGCACAAGAAGGCGTTTGGCGCCTATCTGCGCTCGGGCGATGATGACGGGTTGCGTGGCCTTGTGCTGGAAGGCAAGGCCATGTCTACTGCCGTGGCCGCCGATGGTGGCTATCTGGTGGACCCGCAGACCGCCGATACCATCCGCTCGATGCTGGTCTCGACCTCCAGTCTGCGGGCGATTGCCAATGTGGTGCAGGTCGAGGCGACCTCGTTCGACGTGCTGATCGACCGCACCGAAGTTGGCTCGGGCTGGGCAACCGAGGCTGCGGCGCAGTCTGAAACCGCTACCCCGACGGTGGAGCGGATTTCGATCAAGCTGCACGAATTGTCGGCGATGCCGAAGGCGAGCCAGCGCCTGCTGGACGACAGCGCCTTTGACGTGGAAGGCTGGCTGGCGGGCAAGATCGCCACCCGCTTTATCCGCGCCGAGGCTTCGGCCTTTATCAACGGTGATGGGGTGGACAAGCCTCGCGGCATCCTGTTGCCCCCCAAGGTGGCGAATGCGTCCTGGACCTGGGGCGAGATCGGCTATGTGCCGACGGGGGCTGCGGCGGACTTTGCGCCGACCAACTCGGTCGATTGCATCATCAGCCTGATCTATGCGCTGGGGGCGGATTACCGTGCCAATGCCAGTTTCATCATGAACTCGAAAACCGCAGGCGCGGTGCGCAAGATGAAGGACGCCGATGGCCGCTTCATGTGGTCGGACGGGTTGGCGGCGGCGGAACCGGCGCGGCTGATGGGCTATCCGGTGCTGATCTGTGAAGACATGCCCGATATCGCGGCCAATGCCTATGCAATTGCCTTTGGTGATTTCAAATCGGCCTACACCATCGCGGAACGCCCCGATCTTCGCATCCTGCGCGACCCGTTCTCGGCCAAGCCCAACGTGCTGTTCTATGCCTCCAAACGCGTTGGCGGTGACGTGACCGATTTCGCCGCGATCAAGCTGCTGAAAATCGCAGCGTCCTGAGCCCTTGTGATCGTCTGGCCCGATCAGGGCCGGACCATGAACGCGCGCCCGGTTCTTCCGTGCCGTCCAGCTGCTCCCCTCCGTCCGAGCGGCACGGGGCGCGCGTTCAACGTCCAAGCGGGGGTTTGGAGTGATGCGATGATGTTGACGGAACAGACCTCGGTTTCAGGGGCTGCCTTGCCGGTGCAGGCGCTGAAGGACCATTTGCGGCTTGGCAGCGGGTTTTCGGATGACGGGATGCAGGATGCGCTGATCGAAAGCTATCTGCGGGCCGCGATGGCTGCGATTGAAGCGCGTATCGGCAAGGTGCTTCTGGCGCGACGGTTTCTGCTGACTTTGCAGGATTGGCGCGCGGCGGGAGAGCAGCCGGTTCCGGTGGCTCCGGTGTCGGCGCTGGTGTCGGTGACGCTGCGCGACGCGTTGGGGGTGCCAACGGTGGTGGCACCGGCGCGCTATCGGCTGGTGCCGGATACGCATCGGCCCAAGCTGGCGGCGGTGGGAATGTTGCTGCCTTCGGTGCCGTCCGATGGGCAGATCGAGATTGTGTTCGATGCGGGTTTTGGCGCGGTGTGGGGGGCGGTTCCCCCTGATCTGGCGCAAGCGGTGCTGCTGCTGGCCGCCGAATTCTATGAGCGGCGTCTGGAGATCAGCGGCCGCAGCTTTGGCCTGCCGGTGACGGTGCAGGGGTTGATCGAGAAATGGCGCACCGTGCGGGTTCTGGGTGGGGGTGCGC